GCGTATTTCCATTTCTTCATTGGATTCCTGCCAACCTTCCAACCTATATTTTCATAATATTCAAAAAAAGTTTCAGCTTCATTCATATCATAAGCCTTTTCTTTAAAGTAGTTTTCTACTTCTAATAAATCGGAAGGCTTATTTTCCTTAATAATCTTTTTAGGTTTAATATCTTCAACTATTAAAACATCATTTGATAGAGATTGAGAATTTTTATTCTCTTTTGGCACACTCTCTATATTATTATTATTCTTATTTGTATTCTTATTCTTATTCTTATTAATAGTTCTTAAATCTTTTACATCACAGTTCTTAAAATTTTTAATAACTGGTTCTTTAATTATTTCAATACTCTGATTTAAATCTTTCAGTTTGTTAATTTTTTCAGAACTTGATTTGAAGCACTCTTCTACCTTAGATTCTACTACTCTATAATGTGTTTTTGCAGGAATACCTCTTAAGAATGTTTCAATCATTCCGTACTCCTTAAGCACCTTAATACACTTCTTTTGTATATGGTAGGAGTAAGTAGTCGTTTCTTCTATATCATCACTGGTAACAAAGAAATGACCATTGCCGTTAATACTTACAAGCATATTCTTGCTTCTAAAATACTCTTCTCTTGCTATAAGGTCTGAGAGTATTAGTGCAGCATCTACACCGATCAATTTCGCCATTGCTTTATTTACCTGCCAGAATGCGTTTTGGCTTAATAGTTTCTTAATGCTCATAATCTAAATGTTTAGGTACAAAAAAACCCATTTCGTTGAGGTGGACGTCTCGCGGAAATAGGCTTTTTATATAAATGTTTTCGTTATCGCGTCCACTCGATGGTGCAATATACAAATAATAAGTTTAATATACTAGTAATATGTATAAAAAAAAGGACTTTTCACAATCGTCATTGCTACTTGTAGAGATTCCTAAATGAAAAGAGCATCTCTGGTGCGTTATATGATAGCTCTAACTATCGGAACGTAGATACTACTGTTGCTCAAATATACAAAAAAAAGGAGGAACTACCTAAAGCTCCTCCAAATTTAACCAGTTGAGTATATCTAATACTCGTTTAAAAGGGCAAATCGTCATTCTTTATACTTGATACAGGTATTGTCGATGGTGCTTGACTGTATTCTTCTGGGCTTGCTTGTTCTCCGCTATCTACTTTAGCAACCTTCCAAGCTTTCAGACTTACAAAATGCCTATCATTCCAAGCACGACCACTTATATTAATGTCTATTTCGTAAGTGTGACCTACTTCTAAGCCCTTCACAAGATCTATTCCTTTGTCTTGTATAAACTCAACAGGAACATCAGCATCATACTCCACACCCTCTTGTTTTAAGATAACCTCCTGCTTCTTAAACTTCTCAGAAATAACTTGTACTTCTTTGATTTTGATAACTTGACCTTTTAACTGCATGATTTGTTTAATAAATTGGTTAATGATTGTTGTTCTTTTATTGATCGTAATAGTAATTTGGTACTCTTCTTAATATCGAATAACTCTTCTCTTAGTTTTCCGTTAGCATCTTGTAGCTTCTCTAGTTTAATTCTATTTTTTTCATTGAATCTATTAGTATTTATAACTTCACTTTCTTCATCATCCGACATCTCCAACTCTAGTTGGTCGTAGTTGTCCATATAATAACCTCCACGCTTATAAGCTATGTCATGATTTTTAATTCCATGAATTATAGTTCCATGTCCGTCCTTATTGAAGGCTTCTGCAATCTCTCTTAATCCCCAATTCTTTTTTCTTAGGATATTATAACACATACTTCGTGCTTCCACATCGAATCTCTGTCTACCCTTTTCTAATAATGCACCCGCAAATGTTTGATTTACTTTGGCCGCTTGTTCTGTTAGCTTATCGAAATATATTTCCTCTTCGTTGCTCATATCAATTTAATTATGTCTGTTAGTTTTACATCGCTATCTTTTGATAACTGATTTAATTGGCTGTAAGTGAATCTATCTTCTTTGCCAAACAGCAAGCGTAGGGTCGTAACTGTCACACCCATATTTACGCTCGCTGCTTTCTTAGTTGTGTAAGTACTAAAGAATAGTACTTGTAACTTTGTTTGAGGTGTCCATCCTCTACCTTTATCGTTCATCTATTTCTTTTTAAAGTCCTCAGATTCATCTTCTCCAAATACCCCTAATTGATAGAATCCGCAAATTTTTAAAACGATACGGCTCATGGCTCTTTTTTCGGCGATTTCCATGACATACCAGGAGTTAGTATTACCATCTTTAAATGAAGATCCTTTGATTGCACTTCCAAAGGTTTCTAAATCCTTAGTCTTTGCTTTCACTACGCAGAAATTAGGCTCACATCTTACAACTTCATAAGTTATCTTAATACCTTCAACTGCTTGAATCTTATCTATACCAGATCGAGTGATTATAAGGTAATGTTGATGCTTAAATACATCGTCTTTTGCTAGGTCGTACTTCTTGTATAACTCTGCTATCTTATCTCTATCCATCTTATCTAGTTCTAACTGGTTGTCCTAAATGTTCCCATTCAAGTATTGATCTTGTAACAGGGTTTCTTTCTCCTGCGTTCCACTCTTGCGATAATTCGCAGTGCCTTGCGTACTCGTTGTTTAATTGCTCCTCACGCATATCATCTATATCCATAGTCTGTACACGAGTTCTTAAAAATAATTCTTTTAGCTTTCCCATCTTAATTTTCTGTAAATAAAGATTCAACACTCTCGAATGACAAACCTACTTTTGTAGTCATTGATAATAAGCTTAAACAATCATCAATAGTTAATTGAATTATTGAGTGATTGTAATGTAATGCTTTCTCAATCTTTTCACAAGTTGCAGGAAAGTCTTTAAAAGATAAATTTAATCTATCTCTATTCTCTTGCTTTAATCTTTCTAGTAATGTTCTCATAGTTTCGTTGTTTTGTTTGATGCAAATATAAACCTTCTTTTCGGTATATGCTAATTAATAGCTTATTTAATTACTCGCTAAGTTTAATAAATTCTACAATCTGCTTTAAAGTTTCTTTTGATTTAACGTCAAGACGTTGAACTATATAGCACATTTGCATTTCCTTATCTCCACTATTCATGCTATTGGATAAACCCCTACACAACCCATTGAGTAGATTTGCTTGAGCTTCATCATTTGAGCAACCTATATCAAATCCTATATCGTTTGCTAATTTTTCTATACTTGTCTTAATCATAATTCTGTTATTTAATTCTAGTTAATACGATTGACTGTTTTGTCTTTACCGGTTCAGCTTGTGGTACTATCACACCATCTTCATCTACAATTATGTTTCCAAGTTGAGCTTGAATGTATGCGTTCTTAGATACTAACTCAATAGCTTTTTGCTTAGCATTTAAGTCAGTCCAATCAGTTAGATGCTTGAAGGTATATCTCCTTGATCCATCTTTTTGCGTTGCAGTATATCCTGCGAATGCTTGACCTTTCCAAGATTCAGTTACTACTAAAGCCTCTTCTTCCCAGTCTTCTCTTATCTGCTTAGCTGCATTTTCGAGCTTCTTAGCTAACACAATAGCCTCTATTGCGTACAAGTCACCATCTAATACCAATCCATTTACATCAGTTGTAATAGCCTCTATTAACTTACTGATACTTTCTATATCTTTATTCATTTTCTGTGTCTATTATAATCATTGATGACGTACCACTCTGGTCAATCATTAACTGAGCATATGCCCAACTTCCAAAATGCTTTGCTTTAGAAATACAATCAGTTCGCACGAAGTCAATACCGATATACCCCTTTCCCTCTTCTGCTTGCGTGTCTAATATTACGTATCTCATAGTCTTAGTTTTTAATAGTTAAAAATTGGAGGGCTTTTACACCCTCCTTTTATTAGTTATTTAAATGATATGCACTAGACCCGTTTGGATACTCTCCTATATAAATTAATTCCTTTTTTTCTAAAGAACCTAAAATTCCTTTTAATTGTGCTTTAGTACCACTAAATTCATTCATAATCTCTTTAAATCCTTCTGTTGGTGTTTCTTCGTAATCATCACCATAAGCTATTATTGCTAGTACTTTGTTTTCTAATTCGGTAGTTGAAATTTTCATAGTGTAGTTGTTTTTATCTTAGCTTACTTGCTTTCGATGGTACAAATATAAGATACTTATTTTGATTGTACTAATAAATAGCTTAATTAAATGCAATAAAAGAGCTATATTTCTATAACTCTCTTATAATCAACTAGAAAAAATGTGTTAATCTTGCGACCTGACCTTGTGTTTTTGAATGTATAAACGCTTCAACTGCTTTAGGTGATCCCGTAAACCCTTTTCTGGAGTGCCAAGAATCTGCAGCCGATGGAGATCTTAAGTATTCAACAGTAACACCGATGAAATCTTTTGCGTCTCTCCATTTGTACTTAACTTTATGGTGTAGGTGATGCAGATACCAATACCTATATTTAGTTTCTGCCCATTGTTTAGGTTGCTCGTGTGCCATTAACATAGGTAGGTTATCCATTTTAGCCCCGTCACCATGCTCTAACCCGATAAGATTAGAACCATAAGTATAATATTTACGATGTGATACACCTGCATCTACTGTAACATCTTCTGATAACCTAAACCATGCCTTTAATGCGTGTGCAAGATGGAATCCTGACATATAATCATGATTAGACATAGAATGAGTACAATCTACAGGAGCAACCTCTCTGAGCATCTCTACACATTTGACATATAACTTTAAAGCTATCTCAAAATGCTCCCAAAATTTACCATCGCAATCCTGATTTGTACCCTTTGTGGTGGTATTGTAAACGGAATCCACGTGCAGTATATCGTTGCCGATACAAAACAAAACCCTTTCAACTTCAAAGCCTTTTGCCTTATCGATTAACCCCTGAACACCCTCTATAACTCTAGCAACTGCAATCTCTGAATTATATTCCTCCCCTGTCTCCTCTGATTTAGCATATTTACCTATATGTATGTCAGCAGGATTGATAACCAATAGATGAGTTCCCTTATCATTTTTAATTGGCTTAGGATAGCTCGGTGCGTGTTTAGAAATAAAGGTATTCAATCTCTCAAACATTCCACCTTCATCAAATCCACCTTGATCATCTTTAGTAACGATTGAGAATCTAAGTTCGCCGCCCATATTCTGCCAGTGCTTAACAGATACAACATCTTTCTTATCAATACCACGCTCTTTGAGGTGTATATCAAGTGATGTGTTATCGTTAAGATTGTCTAAGGTATTGGCTCGATGCTTCTTGACCATTTCGATCTCATCATCCTTTAATCGGAATCTATTATTTCGTTTTGACATATATAAGTTTTACGCTAATATACTATTTTTCTTCGAATACAGAAAAGCATAAAGGTAATACTGCAATAAAAGCTAACATAAGGGTTTGCCATGTTATGCCATGAGTCTCAATCTGAGTAACTACGGAAACAACTAGAACACCGCTTACAGTCCTTTTAGAACTCCATTTACCTTTACTATCCGTAAAGATCTTAGGCACTATTGCAAGCAACCCTTTTGCCCAAATAGGATTCATTTCTTTTTCTTGAATAAGAAGAAACTAATAAAGTCATCAATGTACCCGAAGATTTTATTATCCTTTTCCGTTACTGTCAGATCTACTACAATCTTTATAAATGCCATTGCTCCAACTAGTAAAGCTCCCCAATGTGCTGCTAAAAAATCACTCATAATATGTATTTATTTCAATGAATATAAATGGTAGATAGAAACAAGTTTTGTAACCATCTTTAAATTTGTCAGTCCATACTCCTACAAGTACGCCCGTGTAATATCCTATGCCTATTTCGAAGCCTGTCATACTATATAATAACCAAAGGTATTCCCTCTTTTGGAACTACCTTAATTAATTCGTTTAGTGTGTCTCTAGAAGATGTAATATCTAAAAGTCCATCACCATCTAAATCTGCAAAAGTCTTTCCTACTCCTATGCAACCCTCTAAATCCTTAACGTAATTTACTACATGGATTAATATGCAACTCCTGTCATGCACGTTTTCTATTTCTAGGTGGTTTTTGTGCTTATCGCTATACCTATGACTAATCCAATACGAACCTTTATGTATTGAACTGATAAAAGGAGCATTTTGTTTCCATGGTAATTCTAAAGTTTTACATTCAAAGACTTTTCTTATCTCATCATAAACAAAGAAATTCCCTAGTGTTTCCTTCTTACCTTCATCAAGCCGTAACAGATAAGCCTTAATCCTTCTTTTCATGGCTTAACTTCTTAATGTTATACAATGCAGCAGTAATTAATACAACAGCCGTTAGAATGCCGTTAATATCTGAAATACTTACACCAATAGCTGCTGTGTTTACTATATTAGTTTCTATAATATCTCTATACATTTACAGAACTTAAATAAATTAACAACTTTGTAATGTTCTTTGTCTTTGGCTTGTACATCATATCCGTAAACCTGTATTATAAGCATTAGAAATAGGGTTTAAATCTGCTCCCGAATTAGTCATATATTCAGGATATATATTAGAATTCGCACATAAGTAATCTACTATCCTTTGACCATAGAACTCAGCAGTATCTCGCTCCTTTTGAATTAGCCAATTAATATCTTCTTTATTTGCAGAAGTTCCATTCTCGCTATTCTTTTGAGTAACTGATCCGTTCTTGATTTGGAAGGATATAAAAGGCAATGCTTCAACTAGTGCGTAGTGAATGATGCTATCTTGTATGTAATCATCAATTAAAGTCTTGTAAACCCCTGTAATAGTTCCTGCGACTATGTCAGCATCTAACTTGTTATATAAGTCAGTCCCTAATATAACCTGCATATTCTTATCTTGTGCAATCTTTAAAAATGGTAACAAGAATGCAGTATCAACATTATAATTAATAGCCGTTGAACTCTTTAATTTATCTTCGTTACAAAATAGTGCTGCCATTATTTTCGTCCTTTACTTGGTGTGTCTATTGGAGCAGTTGATTCTGATCCTTTCTGTACAATATATGGATTATTCCCAACCTTTTTTTCGTTCTTCATTCCGTCATTCTTCATTATACGTCCTTTGCTATCTCTTTTACGGAAGTAAATCCTACGCATCCAGCCATGATAGCAGTTGACTCCGCCCTTATACTTGAACAAACTATAAGAACTAGAGCCTTTTGGAGCGAACTTTCCATTAACTCCTTTGTCGCTCATCTTTTCAATATCCTCGTATCTATATTCTAATCCACCACCTGCAAGTTCAATCATTCTATCACAAAACTTTCTAGACTTACCGCTAGAAGTCTTCTTTGATGTCTTAGTATATGCGTATCTTACTTTATATAAACCAACATCACCATAAATACTCTTATCATTTGGGTTAGCATCTGACTTTAAAGGATCTGAAAACTGATGAAAACCATCTTTTGTTGTATCAATTAGGTCTTCGCTCATCAACTCCCATTCGTCAGAGTTGTTCTCTTCTCCTATCAGCTCTAATTCATCTAACAACTCATCACCAAACTCATCAGATAAGAATGGTACTTTATCAAACATCTGAGATAAGTTAGTTTGTATTTCTACATCACTAAAGAAACCTCGTGCTATTGATTCAGGTAATTGTAAGAATTGAATTAAGAATGTAATTGCTTGTGATTGTGTTAAGACACCCTCTTGAACTTTTGCAATTATGTCAATCGCTGAACTAATTTGAGCGCCGTTATAACTCGCATCTACCTGGTCAATCTCTGCAACCTCTACAGTATCTTCACCATCTTCAACACCAGTTTCTTTTTCAATCTCTTCAACAGATAAACCTTCTGTATCTGTAAACTCAATAGGTTGGATAGTCTTAATATATAAATCTAATACTATATTATTAACTAATAGTACATTCTTAATAGCTTCAATTACTACATTTTGCAAAGGCTTTATAACGGTATTATCAAACAACTGACTAGCCGTCTTAATCTCATCTGCATTATTTCCCAAACCTGCACTATCTTTAATCCCAAATAGCATTGGACTTGTAACCTTATGACCAATTAAAATCTTCTGTGTAACTTCCTCAGATAGAAACTTATATTGCTCACTAGCTTCTGAGATTGGAATAGTCTCAATAGTTGTAGCAGTTGATTGATCATCATTCCAACTTGTTAGCCATTTCTTGCCACCTGTACCAACTAGCTTACTCTCAATCGAACGTTCAATTTTATTTTGTTCGTCCTCCGTTGGTAAGCCATTGTTAAAATTAACCAACATAGTCGGAGAAAAACCATTCTGTATATTAGTCTTATGGTAATTAACTATCTCTTCGTCAATTTCTGACCAAGGCAAACAACCAACATAATCCACTGGACTGAAATAAAAGAACCCTGCCGAGTAAGGAGCTATAACTAACATCTGTGAAACTTCACCTTTAGCCCCAGTAAAAGTTTCTATTCTTTTAGGCTTGTAAGCTGCTTTTCTATATTCAATCCAATTATCAGAATAATACCAACCTTTAATTTCGCCATC